GAATTTATTAAGCTTCTGTTTGGCCCCGCTTGGCACATGAATCATGGATGATTTCATGTCGATGGCTCTTGTGATAGCTTGCCGGATCCACCAATATGCGTAGGTGGACATCTTGTAGCCACATTCTGGGTCATATTTTTCTGCGGCTCGCTGTAGTCCGATCACGCCTTCTTGAAGTAGATCTGCGAAGGCCAGATTGGTGTTTTTGATCCTTGCCCGATATTTCTTGGCGATCGCGATCACAAGTCGCAGGTTACAGCACACAAATTGATCACGAGCCCTGAGCCCTGACCTGATCACAGCCCGCGAGGGGTTTTCAGTTTGTAGCCATCGCTGAATACGCCGGCCCAGCTCGATTTCCTGCTGCTGCGTGAGCAGAGGATACCGGGCTGCCATGTCGATGAATTCTTTGATATCAGACATGTTTTGACATGTCGGGCAGGAGCGCTTAAATTAAAATCCACGCCATTACAACGCAACTGGGAATGTCCAGCATCCTGGACGACGTGCGCGAAGGCTTCATCTTGGCCGGTCCGGATGAAGGCGGGCCAACCACGGCAGCAATCATCCAAAAGCTCAATCAGACGCTGTTGCCACATCAGGCTGCGTTTTGTGGCAACACTGAGCACCGAATACTGGGCCTGGTTAGCGGCTTTGGCGCTGGCAAGACCTACGGTCTGTGCGCGAAGGCGATCAATATCGCCGCGGCCAACATCGGCTATGTGTCGGCCCTATTTGAGCCAGTTGCGCCAATGTTGCGTGATATCTTGATGCGCTCGCTCGACGACATGCTCGAGCATCTAGGGCTGCCGTTTGATTTCCGAGTAAGTCCGCTGCCAGAGTATGTGCTGCACTTTGCGGAAGGTGATCACACCATCCTGCTTCGAACAATGGAGACATGGAATCGCATCAGGGGACAGAATCTGTGCGCTATTGGTTTCGACGAAGTAGACACGGCCAATAGAAGGGTGGCTGAACAGGCGGCCCGGATGGCGCTTGCGCGTCTGCGCTCCGGCAATGTCCAGCAGTTTTATGTGGCTACGACGCCTGAAGGATTTGGTTGGGCCTGGGAGACCTTCGAGAAGTCCCAGGCGCCTGACCGTCATTTAATCCGGGCTCGGACGCAGGACAATCCCCACTTGCCCGAGGGTTTCATCGATTCACTGCTGGCCAATTATCCAGAGCAGCTGATCCGAGCATATCTCGATGGTCAGTTCGTCAATCTGAACACGGGTGCTGTCTATGACAGATTCGACCGGGCCAAGCATGTACTGGCCGAAGAATATGACGCGCTGCAGGTGGAGCCCCTGCGGATTGGTATCGACTTCAACGTTACAAACATGAGCGCCGTAGTTGCAGTCAGGCGCGATCAGGCTTTACTGGTAGTCGATGAGGTGAGCGGAGCCCACGATACAGATGCACTCGCAAAGGAAATACGCAGTCGATATCCGAATCATCCCATCTACATCTACCCAGATGCCTCAGGATCTAGCCGCAGCACCAACGCCACCCAAACCGACATCAGCATTTTGGAAAGCTACGGGTTTAAGAATCAATCCCCACGAAGCAATCCCCCCGTACGTGATCGGATTGCTGCTGTTCAGGCTCTTTTGGAGAATGGCAAAGGCCAAGTCCGGCTCAAGATTCTCAATAAGTGCACTCGGATGATCGAGTGCTTAGAGCTCCAGTCATATACCGATCGGGGAGACCCTGACAAGGATGCTGGTTTTGACCACATGAACGATGCGCTCGGGTACCTGGTGTGGCGTGAGTTCAATCCGCTGCACGCCAACGCAGGCCGCAGCACTGGAATCAGGCTTTACTGATACTGCGTAGAATCCTTTTAAGAGAAGCAGCACGAATGACCTACACCGGGTTTAGACATTACGACCGCACCGTGATTAGCCGGGTGGCCAAGGTCAACGACCACAACAGTGCTTGGGCAAATATGGAGCCTCACTGGATCCTGATTGAGGATCTGTTAGAGGGCACCTACGGCATGCGCAAAAAGCACCGCCGCTATTTGCCGCAGGAACCCAGGGAGCAGGACGATTCATACGATAATCGCTTGAGTCGGAGCGTATGCCCGCCGTACTATCAGCGCCTCGAACGCATGCTGGCCGGCATGCTGACCCGCAAGCCTGTGCGCCTGGATGATGTCAACGATGATATTCGTGAGCAGCTATTTAATGTCGATCTACAGGGCCATGACCTGAACGTCTGGACCTACGAAATCACGCGCAAATTGGTCAGATATGGACATGTCGGCGTGTTGGTCGATGCACCCGTCGAAGGCGAGGGCCGTCCATACTGGGTGACTTACACCCCACGCGACATCTTGGGCTGGCGATCTGAAATCGCAAATGGTGCTGTGCGGCTTACCCAGCTTCGCTTGATGGAGCGGATCGTGTTGCCCGATGGCGAATTTGGTGAGAAGCGCGTCGAGCAGATTCGGGTCCTTGAGCCTGGCCGCTATTCGCTCTATCGCCGTGATGATGATTCTGATTGGATCAAGACTGATGAGGGCGAAACCAACTTGCCTGAGATTCCATTCGCGATCGCTTATTCCAATCGGGTTGGTCTGCTCGAATCGCGACCGCCGCTCGAGGATATTGCCGAGCTCAATCTCAAAACCTATCAAGTCCAGTCTGACCTAGATAATCAGCTTCATATCTCGGCTGTACCGATGCTGGCCTTCTACGGCTTCCCGTCGAGCGCCGAAGAAGTCTCAGCCGGACCGGGCGAGGCTATTGCGTTTCCCGCTGAAGGCCGGGCCGAATACATCGAGCCCGAGGGTAAAAGTTTTGAGGCTCAATTCAAACGTCTTGAGCAGCTGAGCCGCCAGATCAATGAGCTTGGCCTGAGCGCCGTGTTGGGTCAAAAGCTCAGTGCTGAAACGGCAGAGGCAAAGCAGATCGACCGTAGCCAGGGCGATTCCACCATGATGGTGATTGCCCAGCAGGTACAGGATCTGATCGACAATTGTCTACAGTACCATGCTGCCTACCTGGGTGTCTCGGACATCGGCAGCAGCTACGTCAACCGCGACTTCATCGGCGCACGTCTCGAGCCTGCTGAGCAGCTCGCCCTGTTACAGCTCTACACCGCAGGCACGATTTCACAAAAGACGCTACTCGAGCAGCTCGCTGCAGGTGAAGTTCTGGGCGATGACTTCGATATGGAGGAGGAGCTTGAAGCTACACAGATGGGTGGTTTGATCCAGATGTCAGGCGGTGCCGACCAGACACCTGAAATGGCAGATGAGGACATGTCCATGCCAGAGGAGTGATGACCGACCATCTATACGACCTGTCTGATTCAGACGGGACTACACCTTCTCGTAAGCAAGTGCTGGCGGTATCTCAACGCACCATGCCTGAGGATGTGCTGGCGGTCGTAAGGTTGAGTTGGTATAAAGATGGCGCACCCTCCGAGGTGGACGAGTTCCAAATCATCGATATCACAGACGAAGGATATGACGCGCTGACTTGCGTGGTCTCGTCTGCTATACAGAATGGGGCCGACGTGGCCGTGATTAGCGACCTGTCACCAGAGGATTTGGGGCTCGAATAATGCAATCTGGAGTCACGCCACGGCTACTCAACGTCAACCGGTACAAGCGTCGGATCAACCGGCAAGATCCGGTAGCCAACATCTATCGTAATGCCATCGATCTCAACCGATTTAGCAATGGCGTGGCACGTCAGATTGTGCGTGATTACAACAGCATCATTCTGAGTGCTGTAGCAGATCTGAAGGCGATCGATCTAGGTGAAGCTACAGCGGGCGCCGGGATCGTTGCGCCGTCATCTGTTCAGGCTCAGCGTTTGCGGGTGATCTTGGCCCAGCTCAAAGAATCTTTAGACGCTTGGGCGGGCCGCAGCACAGCCTATGCCTCGAGAGAGCTCCAAGGCCTCGCTGAGTTGCAATCGACATTTGTAGAGGAACAGATCCGACTGGCACTTCGTGGTGGCATTATCGATGGCCGTGAGCTGCTGCCATCACAGATCGATGCCTTGGCACGAGTCAACACCGTGCAGGTGTCGCCCAATTTTGCAGCATCTGTGGCGAGCATCGATCCCACAGACGTCAATGTGGTAGTACCTCTAAGCGACGCCAGAGTGCTCTCTGTGGTGCCAGGCCAGCTGCCATCTGCAGCGGCTCTGAATCTCACTGCAGCAAAGGGCAGCGCTATCACCTTGCCCAATGGCGAGATCATTGCCAAAGCATTTAGGGGTCTTGCTGAATCGCAGGCGCAGAAATTCAATGCGATTGTGCGGACAGGCGTGCTGACAGGCGAGCCGACGCCGCAAATTGCCCGCCGGCTCGTGGGCAGACTTGATTTTGGACAGCTGGCACGTACAGCCAGGCAACAGGCCTTGGCTGGTGGTGAGCTCACGAGAATCGCTGACCATCAGGTGCTTACGCTGGTCCGGACATCCGTACAACAGGTATCCAACGCAGCTAGCCAGCAGGTTTATCTGGCCAACCCGGACATCACCAAGAAATATCAATATGTGGCGACGTTGGATAGCCGCACATCTGCGATTTGCCGTAGTCTGGATGGCCAGGAATTCGAATACGGCAAAGGTCCTCAGCCGCCAGTGCATTTCAACTGCCGCAGCACAACGATCCCAATGATCGACTACGAAGGACTGGGCATCCCGCCACCGGAAGCCGGTGCAGGCTTGGCCAAAAGGGCGAGCGCAGAAGGCCCAGTCAAAGGCAATCTGGATTATGGCCGCTGGCTAAAAGGCCAGACCCAGGCTTATCAGGCTGAGGTATTTGGTAGTGAGCGGCGGGCTCAATATTTCCGCAAGCTGGCCAATAAGTTTGGCTCTCGGGATGCCCTGGTACGCATGGTCCGAGAAGATGGAAGTGAAGTAGGATTGGAAGAGCTCAAGCGCATATATGGCTTCGCGTAAGCCGGGATCCAAACGGCAGAAGAAGGTTGAGAAGGTTC